TATTCCTAGAAAACTTTTCGGAGTAGGTATTCAACCTAATACTTTTGAATTAAAACCTGAAAAAGAAGCAACAGATAATTATGCAGTAGACGGTTTTGCAGCCGATGCAATTACTGGGGAAGAACTTTATTTTGAAAAACCTGGATTTTTATATGGTAGTAACCCTATCAATTTAGAAGATTATATAGTATCAGAAAGTTCGTACGTTACTGAATCAGCTGACAGTCATTACGTAGATATAGATACTGACCAACAAAGAATAGAAGTCATAGATGATGGGGAGGGTAGATTAATTCTATCAGGAGCTAATGCAAACTATATTAATGAGTTTTCAGAAACTGTATTTTTTACTAAGCCATTAAGAATAGTAGGTGATATAAACTATAATCAAGGATTAGTAATGATAACAGATCCTATTATAGCAAGATACTATAGTACATATAATAGACATCACTTGCGATGGAAATCAAATCTACCTATTTATACATATAATGTATACTGTAGGGTTAAAGATTCTGAATTAAATTTTACTCTTAACCCCTCAGCAACAACAGGTTCGAACGGAACCTTAAGAAATAATGTAACTGGAAGCTTTTTTAATCCTTACGTTACTTCTGTAGGACTTTACAATAGTGCTGATGAATTATTAGCAGTAGCAAAGTTTAATCGTCCGATACCGAAAAGTGATAGTATAGAAACAACTTATTTAGTTAAATTCGATATATAATGCCTTTAATAAATTTTAGAGCAGCCAAAGGAACACCGCTAACTTACGAAGAAATAGATAATAATTTCGGAACATACTTTTATTCTAGTTCTTTACATAACTCAGGTCAAACCTTAAGACTACATTATAGCGGTAGTGTTGCTGCTAATGTAAATAGAACCCCTCATGATGTTCCTCTTACTAGTGGACTAGGAGGTGCAGGATCAAACAGAAGAGTTCCTTTCTTTACAGGAAGCTCAGCTTTACAAACCGTTTCAGGTTTTATAGTAAGTGGTAGTAGTGTAGGAATAAATTTACATGAAACAAACGATTTACCAATAAGTCACCAGTTAACAGTATCAGGAAGTATAAAAGCATCCGCAACTGTAGTACAGGGTTCCGATAAAAGATTAAAAGATAATATAACCCCGATAGGTCCATCGTTAGAAAAAATACAAAATGTAGAAGGAGTTACCTATACATTAAAAGGACAGGACGAAGTTCTATCAGGATTCATAGCACAAGACATAAAAGAATTTATTCCAGAAGTTGTTTCTGAAGATAATAAAGGCTATCTTGGAGTAAATTATAGCGGTGTTATACCTTATTTAGTAGAATCTATTAAAGAGTTAAAAGCTGAAATAGATGAACTTAAAAGCAAATTATAATGGCACTAACGTTTAGAAATACAAAAGGATCAGCACTTACTCATACAGAGTTAGATAATAACTTTAGAGAATTTTATTATTCAGCATCTAGAACTGATTATAGCTTAACCTTACATAAATCTCAATCGTCAGGAGGTTCAACCGAGTTTCCTGTTAATGTAGGTAGAGGCCCTCGTTTTTCTATTCAGATTAAATCAGGTAGTACTGCTACAGGTTCAAATGCACTTGTAACAGGTTCATCAAACTTTACATACGATTTTGCAAACGATATACTATTTTTAACCGGATCAGGAAACGTATCTGGTAACTTTACTGTAGGCGGTACTTTAACTGCACAAGAGTTCCATACAGAAATAGTTTCTTCATCTACTATTTTCGATTCTGGATCAACTAGATTTGGAGATACTTCAGATGACTTTCATCGATTTACCGGTAGTGTAGTAATACAAGGCAACTTAGAATCAACTTTAGCGATCACAGGATCTGATTTAAAACTTCCTGGCTTTACTTCTGTATCTTCATCATTAGTAAATCATAATGGCAGATTACTTTATCTTGAAGCTAAAACTCTAGTATCAAGCTCAGCTCAAATAGCATCTGATATTTCAGGTTCACTTGGTGCTAACGCAACATTGATACGTACGTTAACTGCAGCAGGCATTTCAGGTTCTGCTACTGCACTTAGCTCCTCTTTAGCAGCTAGGATTACTACAGCAGAAGGAGAATTAGGTAACAGCCTAATAAGTAGTTCAGCACAGATAGCTTCTGATATTTCAGGTTCCTCTACTGCACTAAGTTCATCATTAGCAGCTAGAGTTACGGTTAACGAAGCAGTGAGCTCATCATTAGCAGCTAGAGTAACAGCTGCTGAATCTGAATTAGGTAATACTTTATTAAGTAGCTCAGCTCAGATAGCTTCTGATATATCCGGTTCGTTTACATCAACAAGTTCATCTTTGGCTTCTAGAATATCTACAGCTGAAAGCGAACTAGGTAATACTTTAATAAGTAGTTCAGCACAATTAGCATCAGATATTTCGGGTTCATTAGGAGCAAATGCTACTTTGATACGTAGCTTAACTGCTGCAGCTATCTCAGGTTCATCCGACGGTATAGGGACTGTATCTGAAGACACTACACCACAGCTTGGAGGAAATTTAGATTTAAATACTAGAACTATATCTGGGTCAGGTAAAATAGATATTAACGGAAATATATCAGGTAGCTTACTTAATGTAAACGGTGTAGGTACTTCTAAGTTTACAAGTCATCTACAAGCCCACTGTTTGGGTATAGGTACTTCTCCATCTGGTACAACCGGTCAAATAAATGCAACTAAAGGAGTATTTTCAGGAGAAGTAACTGCAGTTTCAGGTTCATTCTCAGGACCTGTATCAGGATCAAGATTTAAAACCTCTGGACAGTACTCTGGTTCAAGTTTATCAGTTACTGGGGATATGACAGGTAGTGCTTTACTAGTCAATGGTGCTATAAATGCTACTGGGGATATAACAGCATTCTTTTCATCAGATGAAAGATTAAAAAATAATGTAACTCCTATAGGGAGTGCAATAGATAAAATAAATCAAATAGGAGGATATGAATTTGATTGGAATAATAGTTCTGAGCATAGCGGTCATGATGTTGGTGTTATCGCTCAAGAAATCGAAAAAGTGCTGCCAGAAGTAGTAGTCGATAGAGATACAGGCTACAAAGCAGTTCGTTATGAAAAAATTGTCGCGTTACTCATACAAGCGATCAAAGAGCAACAGTTACAGATAGATGAGCTTAAAAGCAAAATCTAGCGACTAATAAAATATGGATAATATGCCAACAAGACCCTCTTGGACATACCAAGGGAGGTTAATCACTGATATTTCAGATATGCCAAAAGGTACCTATGGGTTCATTTATGAGGTTAGACACAAACCTACTGATACCCGCTACATAGGTAAAAAAGTCTTATACTTTGAACGTAACAAAAGACTGGGTAAAAAAGCTTTACAAGCATTGAGGGAAGAAAGAAAGGCAAAAGGAATAGGCGGTCGAGTACCTCTTAAACAAAAAATAAGAAGCGAATCAGATTGGAAAGATTATTATGGTTCGCAAAAAGAAATAATGCAGCTTTCAAAAAAAGATATTGCAGGTGAAAATTGGGAAAAAAGAATTTTAGAGTTTGTACCTAATAAAAAGCTGTTAACTTATTATGAGACAAAGCACCTATTTATAAACAACGTACTTGAGGACTCATATAGTGCTCATATAAACGATAATATATTAGGTAAGTTTTACCGAAAAGATTTTCAAGATGATAAAAATTAAAGAACTTGTAGGTTTACCATCTTTACAGTACCACGTAGATAACGGTCTCTCTTTACATGAGAATGTCTACCGTTATAGCTCTGAAGCTTTTATACAATTATTTGCTGAAGCTAGAGATGCGTGGAGAGACGGTTATATTCAACTTAACGAAGAAGACGAAAAACTTTTAGAGACTACCGACATAGGAGAGTATGGGGAATATAATGGTATGAAAGTACCTTTAGACCTTCCAATGGTTTCCCCAAAGTACAATCCTCTGTTTGAAATCGGTTGTATGATCGATGAAATGATCGAAGATGAAAATACAATCGATGAAGCAGCTTCTATAGACGAAATGATCAACTTTGAATTAATCAAAGAACTAGTAGAGTCTATTGGGGGTAACATTAACATGGAAAGGTTCCACAAAGCAGTCAATATCCAGAACGAAACTTTTGATTACAACGGATTCGACATGTTAAAAGCATCAGTTGATTACATACCCGAAGCTGAATACAGAGGTAAAAAGGTTCAACTCAACAAACCTAAAAGAGGCGGTTCTAAAAAGTTCTACGTTTATGTTAAGTCAAAGAAAGGTAACGTCAAAAAAGTATCTTTCGGCGATACTGGTCTTTCAGTTAAACTAAAAAAGAGAGGAGCAAGAGCTTCTTTTGCTGCTAGACATAAATGTGCTCAAAAGAAAGATAAAACAAAAGCAGGTTATTGGTCTTGTAATATAGGCCGTTATTGGAAATCATTAGGTGGTGGATCAAACTTCTCAGGTTACTGGTAGACCATACTCTGAAAAAGAGCAAGATGGTTATATAATAAGAGAGTTCTCTCAAGATACTCCTTCATTCGAATTTGTTTGGCATAGAGATAAAGAAAATCGTATAGTTGAAGCTATGCACGATACTGATTGGAAATTTCAAATGGATAATTTGGTTCCTCAAGAAATAAATCGTATATTTATACCTAAAGAGACTTACCACCGTTTAATTAAAGGTACTGGTGATTTAGTTTTAAAGATATGGCAAGAAAAGGATTAACGTTAGGTAGCTACTTAGAAAGACCTAAAAAAAGAAGACCAGGGGTTCATGCTAAATCTAAATCGTCTAAACTTAAGGGCTCTAAAAACTATAAAAAATCATACAGGGGACAAGGAAGATGAAATTAAGTAACATTATATTAAAAGAAGATTATTGGACTAGATTCCAGCCTGAAGCTGAAAAGTTAGAAGCTGAAATGAGGGATACATATAATCGAGACGATATTCATGTTACTATAATTCAACACTCTAACGGAGACCACGCTCGTGGAGAAGTCGAAATTATGTCTAGAGAACAACTTAGAAACGCTGAGTATAAAAATATGAAAAGTTTCTTAAAAGCTAAAGGATTCAGAATTACAGGAGGAGCTAATTTTTACGATTATGAACCAAATGAGAGAGAATATTTCCCTGACATTAAATTTGAGTTTGATATTACAGGATAAGTTCGTATATTAATTAGATACGGACGGTTATGGACTATACTTTTCTTTTAGGATCAATAGAAAACATATTGGGCAAAAGCCACAAGAGAGCTAGAGATAACTATGCTTTTCATTGTCCCTTTTGTAATCATCATAAGCCAAAGTTAGAGATTAATATGGCTACTAACGAGGAGGGCAAGAATCCTTGGGAGTGCTGGGTATGTCAAACTAAAGGAAGAACTGTACGTTCTCTACTTTACCAACTTAAGACACCAAGAGACCAAGCAGTAGATATATTAAAATATGTTCCAAGAGGCTCTCAGATAGAATATAAACAGCTATCTATAATAGAACTACCAAAAGAGTTTCAATACCTGAGCCAAGCAACTACTACTTCTATAGTTGCAAATAAAATTAAAAAATACCTATATGCAAGAGGGTTTAGCGACATCGATTTTATTAAATACAGTGTTGGGTACTGCACGAGTGGAGACTATGGAGGAAGAATTATTATCCCAAGTTATAATGAATCCAATCAACTCAACTTTTTTATTGCGCGAACTTATGATGGTAGCTATTTTAAATACAAGAATCCCGAAGCCAGCAAAGACGTAATATTTTTTGAAAACTTTATAAACTGGCAAGTACCTATTATTTTGTGTGAAGGAGTATTCGATGCAATAGCTATCCGTAGAAATGCTATTCCTTTATTAGGTAAATCAATTAGCAAAACATTATACAAAAAAATTATTACTAGTAAAGTGCAAGATATTTATGTTGCATTAGATACTGATGCTAGAGATAGAGCATTAGAAATAGCTGAAAAA